GCACGAAGTACCAAAGCAAGAGAGCCCACGTCAGTGGGTTCCCTGTTGGTGCGGAACTGTCGGACGTCCCCCCATGTCGGTCGTGAGAGCGACACGGGAAAACGTGCTGCAGTGCGGAGTCCAAAGAAGCGGGGTAAGAGGTCTGGCAGACCTCCCCCGCGCTTCTTCTTCGTCCGCAGCACCGCCCTCAGCAAATTCCCTGGCATTCGGTCTTCTGACCGAACCCAAGCCAAATCCTTCCTTGAGCATGTCGAGCGTTGCCGACCGAAGCAACGAGCCTCCTGGGTGGCATTCATCCAACCCACTTGGGAGGCTCTTTGGTCGGCTTTCCGACTGCTCAAGTCCGTTCACCTGCGAGAAGAAGAGAAGATCCGCCGCTGGATCACAGTGTCTACGGTCGGCAAAGGGGAGGAACATGTGGTCGCAGTCCTCAAGGGATTCGCGAACCGCCTCCGATCCGATGCCGCCCGTGGTCCTGGGGTCCCAGACGAGCTGGCTCACTTCTCCTCGCCACCACCGCTCCATCCCGACACGCCTTACTCCCTCCGTGTCATTCTCCGTCGGCTCCGGCGGGTCGAAAAGACCCGTGGGCGGGACTTTGCGATTCGGGAGCAGTTGCAGCTCTCTTCCTTCGCAAGGGCCCTCCCAAAGCCGACCCGGAATGTTTGCATGGAGGCTCTGACGCGTCATCGGGATACCCTCCTCACCCACGTGGAAACCCCACGGGAGACCGTAGCGGAATTGCGCAATTGGTGCACCCGGTGGGGCCGCAAGTACGCGAGGTATGCCAACCTCGACGTCGGTTCCCTTCGAGCTTCCAGCTCGGCAACCTTCTCTGTCTCCCGCCATAACGGAGGTGCGCGCACCGACCTCCGGGCGGCGGTAGACAGTTGGGAAGCCGAACTGGCCTCTTTGGGACCCGACTGTTTGGATGAATTTCCAACGTTCTACGACCCCAACCGGTGGACCCAGACAGGAGAGGAGAATCGGCAAACGATGGGGCAGCATGCTCGGCGAGTGACGACCGAGTATGTCTGCAACATCGGAGCCGCTCCCGACCTGGAGAGGTCCCGCATCGCGCGCGAGATCCGCGATTGGTCGTTGCGAAAGTGTGCCTCCCAAGAAGGGCCCATCCGGGCGTCGGCAAAGGTTGTGGCGGAACGGGGTTTCAAGGCCCGTATCGTCACAACCTCTCCGATCTGGCTCGTAGAGGCCGGTCATCTGGTCCGCTCGGTCGTCTGGCCGATGCTTGAGAGAGATCCCCGGGTCAAGGCTAGCCTTGAAGGGGGTCGATTGGAGGAGATCTTCCGCGACCTGCGGGAGAACCCCATCGACTGCCCCATAGAACTTGGGAATCTCCTTCTCGTATCGGCGGACTTGACCAAGGCGACCGATGGCCTTTCTCGGGAGGCTATCCAAGCAACGTGGGAGGGTGTTTGTGATGGAGCGGCGCTCCCCCCAGACGTCAGGCGGCTCGGCCGCCTGGTTTTGGGACCCATGCATGTCGACTACACCGACCTCGAGGAGGCGGTCTCGCAGGACACCGGCCTTTGGCCGGATTTGACGGTTGAGGAGACCCGGCGAGGGTGCCTCATGGGGCTCCCACTCTCGTGGTTCATCCTCAATCTCGTCAACCTTTGGGCCTGTGAGTCCGCCATCCTGGAGGCCGCCCGAGGGCGGATCCCCATCTCCGATACGGCACGCTTGTGCCGATTCGGGGTGTGCGGGGACGACCTCGGAGCTGTGCTTCCAGTCGGTGCACATGCAGGGTATGAGCGCAGGGTCACCGATGTGGGCTCCGGCTTGTCGGTGGGTAAGCACCTTGTTTCGGGTCACCTCTTGCTCTTCACGGAGCAGATGGCGATCTTCCGTCACAAGAAGCTTCCCGCCCCTCGCTGGAGTCTGGCTCACTATGTTCGCGGGTCGGTAGATCTCGCGGTATG